CGGGGCGAAAAGAACGGTAACAGCTTATCAGCCGAAACTTCTGGCTGATGGTTCGTACTTCGTGAACCAGGCTGGTCAGTTCCTCATCGTGCATCCAGAAACAACGGATGCAGAAATCGATGCGTTGCTGTCCCTCCAGGGTAACTTCGCGGACGATACCGACTTTACTTCCTATTGGAAGACCGGATCGCACAGCTAGGTCCTGATCGCAGGGCCGTAGGGCTATCTTTTTCCTCAAGAAGAGGGTAGCCTTAATTCGACAACAAGCTCAGAACTGGAGATTTCCTATGAGCGCGAAAGCAAAGAGTAAAACGTTCTTTAACCCCTTGCCGATTGCGACAGCGGTCTTCAAGGCTTTAACCAGAGATCTGGATTCAGCACAACTGGAGTACGCTGATGACAGGTACGCTCTACAGTATAGGAATAGTCAACGTGAAGCCTTCTTTAAAAAGTACGAAGGCGACAATAAAGCGAGGGCAGCTCTTAAAACGGCTGCTTTTAAAAGTTTTGTTGTTCGCAATCGCAAGTTACGCGTTGTCAACGATCTGCTCGCATTTAACATGCGAGCCGGATTCCGCGATGACACGGACCTTGCGTATGTTCTTCGAAGGGCTCGCGCATTTGTAGCGTGGGCCCTTGGTGACATCACGACTGACGAAGTTTTCGAAGCCGCGCGCCACTCTGGTGGTGTAACGCTGGGAGTTCGTTTTGCAGATACTTCCCTGCGGGCCAAGATGACCCTTCCGATGACTAGCACATTGCGTGCGTCTAAGATAATGGACCACTATCTGACCTTCGACCAACAGTTGAAGGCTGCCCTACAGGCAGATCAGGACCTAACAGGTTCCAGACGGTATGAAATTGTCGAGGAGTCCCGTGCCGAAACCGTACCCAAGAACGATCAGAAAGACCGCATGATTGCCATCGAGCCCACTGTAAATATGTATCTACAGCAGGGTTTGATGATGGTCATGTACAAGCGGTTGAGTAAGGTTGGCTTGGACGTAACGAGATTACCGCGGATTCACAAAATCCTGGCAATGGAAGCGTCTGTGACTGGCTTGAATGCCACGATCGACTTCTCCAACGCTTCGGATAGCGTGAGTACCTGGCTTGTACGCTGTTTGTTTCCAGCGAAATGGGCCTTGTGGCTTGAGTCTGTTCGGTGTCCGTCGATGCAAATAGACGGGTCTTCTGAGCAGCTCGAATGTTATGCTACAATGGGAAATTCTACCACCTTCCCGGTGGAGACTCTCGTATTCTACAGCCTCGCAGTTGCCTGCGTGATGAGGGAGAGATTCCTTCGAACGCCGCTTAAGTATCGTATCCATTCGACGCTTAGTGAGCCATCTGACAGGACTTCGGTCTCTGTCTTTGGCGATGACTGCATTTTGCCAAGTGCCGTTGCACCTCTATATATCGAGGTGTGCGGTCTCTTGGGGTTCGATGTTAACGTCGAGAAGACGTTCTACAAACCCGGACCTGGCTTTAGAGAAAGCTGTGGCGGTGATTACCTCCACGGCCGCGATGTTCGTCCGTTTTACTTGCGGACGCCCGTCTCAGAAAAGCTATCATCACTGGAACCTTGGTTGTATACCATTATGAATGGGCTACACACGAAGTACGTGTCGTACTTCGGGCCCCTCAAGTGTGTGTATGGCAAGGAACTCTGGGAAGTGATGGACGGACTGTTCCGGCAATACAAACTGATGGTTAAGTTTGTCCCTCCGGATTACCCTGACGATTCAGGTTTAAAAGACC